TACAATAGTGTCAATATCTAAACGCTCTTTCCAAACTTCTGTTTCCCAGTTACGTTTGCTTTTTATTCCTTTAGACTCTTCTTCAAAACACTTACGACAACTTTCAGGAATTTTATTGTTCAGCATTTGCAACCTTGTCCTACGCATATGTTCGCTATTCCACACTTCTTCAATTGTATGGTCACGAACGTTCATTGCAATACCGTCTTTTTTTACAAGTCCTGCTGTTTTGTCATCATTAACACCTGCACCCGAAGCATTAGCAGTACAACAAACTCTAACGTCACCATTAGGTCGTGTTGCTAAATGTATCCACGGCAAAGGGCAAAATGTTTTACTCATGTTCTATTCTTTCAAACTGCTTGTTAAGTTTATCAAAGGTTCCGCATTGTTTACTGCATTCTTTTAAACCTGTTGTTGTCCAGCAACTACTAATTTTATTAAAAAAGTTTAATAAAAATATTTCTTGCATAGTATTCCTATGTAGATTAGGATATTCTTTTATTTTTGTCATGTAATCAATTCTACTATAACTATGCTGTGGTAACCATTCTAAGTCTAACCAACAACAAGGACTAACATTACCATTAGCACTAACATAGATTTGACTATCTTGCTTTGCTTTGCAATTAATAGTTGGTAAAATTTCCTGTTGTGCTTTTTTAGCAGGTTCTATCATTTCAAGACTTTTCTGTGACGGTAACAATGTATGTGTAACATTATAGTCATCATCAATAACATCTAACTTACCATCTTTAAATCTTGTTGTGTGTTTAATACTAAATCCTTTAAAACCAAGTTCTTTACTCATTTGTTCACAAGTATCTACTTGATGTTCGTTATGTTTGAATACTAACATATCCCAACGTGCATCTCCGCCTGCATGAATAAAATGTGTAGCATTGTTTATAATTTTATCCCAATCTGTATTAATTCTGTATAATGCATGAGTATCTTTTAATCCGTCGATGCCGAAAACAACTTTTACATTTAAACTTGCAAGTTCTTGCCACCACTCTTTTGATCTACCGCTTCCGTTAGTGTGCATTTGTAGTGACATACCTGGATTAGTTTCATGTAGATATCTAAAAATTTCAAGAGTGTCTTTAGCAACAATAGGATCTCCTAAGTTACCACACATATTCAAAAACTTTAATTGACGAACAAAGTCTCTTGGAAACCAATCAACAAACGTGCCGAGATCAATTTCATCTAAAGATAAACTATCTAACAACGGGCCTCCTTGAAGCCTACGTGGACACATAGGACAACGTGCTTGACATTTACTTGTTACTTCAAGATGAATAGATGTTATATCTTTATATTCGTACATTATTTTATTCCTGATATCATATACCTTGTATACTTAGACAATTTAATTTCCTCTACATCATAATCTTTTGCGTCTACAGATTCAGCAAGTTCACCTGCACTGTTTACACAATTAATATGTTCTTCAAGTTCCGAATAATTGTTGCTTTGCATAACATACATAGTACCTTGAGGTATGTTATCAAACCATTGTTTCAAGTCTTCTTTTGTTAAATGTTCACAACTTGTATTAATTACAATATCTGCACTGTACTTATCTGTACACATATTGCCTATCCTTGCAGTAAATCTTCCTTGCATTTCTTGATTTTTATTCATTGTATATGCTGTGGATTCACAACTTGGATCAATATCTACAGACTCGATGTGTTTAATACGAAGATGACTATTAAATAATAAACTTGCTAACACACCGTTCCACCCTCCGTGAATAATAATAGAATACTCTTTTCTGTAATCGCATTTATATTCTAACATTTTTACTAAGGCTTCTTTACTACGTAATTGACCTTTCCAGAAACTTTCAAGTGTACGATCTCGATCCTCGCTGTTGCGAATAGCATCCATCCAAAACATAATATCTTCTAATTCTATTTTCATATTTTTTCTTTCGGTATTTTGCTATCTGCACTACTAACACAGGTTGGTGTAATACAGGGCATTGGTTTATCAAAAAGTTTGAATCCTTCAGTGAGTGTGCCTAATGGCTCATCGTGACAACTGTATGCACGTTTTACTTCGTTGCCTCTAATGATACAACTCTGGTATCCACTGTTGCATTTCCAACCTTTGAATTTGTTAAAACCAAAAGCATTAAATCTTTCTGCTTGGTCAATTTCATATTCTACTCCTTGAGCATCTTGTAACCTAACTTGTGGTACATTCTGTTCGCTTTCGTTTTGTAATATGATTTTTTGCTCTTCCGTGTATCCGTCCACCACAAAAGAAGCAGTAGGATCGGACTGAGGCTTAAGAGTAACATGAAGACCCCTGCTAATAAACCTATTACATCTATCATAATATTCCTCCCAATGTTCAGGTACCATTACCTGATTGATCGTTACAAGGACATCATTGTCTTGTAAATATAAAAGTTTGTCACCAAACTCTTTTTCATCGGCAAACTCCGCATGGAAACTTGCTGTAATACTTCTTCTATCCATTATGTGGGTAATATCTAACCAACGTTTCCACCAAGTCTTTGCAGGACTACAGTTACTTGTCATATGAATACTTAAATATTTGCTTTTATAATCTTCATAATGTTCTATTAATTTTAATAAATCTTTGTATGCTGTAGGTTCTCCACCGCTGAAACTAAAATGAAACTTATCATATCCATTGGCTATTGCTTGTTTCTTTATTTCATCAATAGTATTTTTGTAGGTTTCTAAATTGTAGTAGTCTGGCTTGTCTGTGTTTGCATATGGCCAACAATATGAACATTTATAATTACAAAAACGACCAATGATCCAACTTACAGCAAATAGATTGCTGTCCAGCATTGTCTTTTGCCCAAGTTTAACTATGTTATTAAATGGAATCTTCGTAGTCATCAAACTGCTCCTTCAACCATTTAAAATCATTTATTTTATAAAGCATATCTTTATCGTCTTTGTGTGCTTCGCCAAAATATCTACCACACTGTGCACCATGGATTGCATACTTGCCATGCTCTCTATCAGCACCAACTGTACACCATGTATCTAATCTTTTTTCTGTTTCTTCGTCTACTTGACCTTTAATTATTTTACTTGAAAGTTTTGCACATTCTCTAAATCCACTTTTCCATGTACTCCAAGGATCAGTGTTGAATGAAGTAATATTTGATATTTCATCTACTGCTTTAAACTTATTACTGATACTTGTAGTCATGTCAGGTACGGTGATGTCCATGTTTAGTGTGAGTGTGCGAGGAAGAAGTTTAACACCACCGTACCCATATTCCAAGTCATTTATAGGATTTATACTTCTCCATACATGAACTGTATCTAAATCCCACTCGGAAACCTCATAGTCAAAGTTAAAGTCAAGTAGTTCAGCATCACCGTCTACTACCCAAAACATTTTTGTAAAACATTTTTTAGCCGCGGCAATATGTGCTTGATGTATTCCTTCTACATCTTTCACACGCTTAGCCATTGGAAATCGACTCTTTAGTCTTTCCCAATTATTATCAGCGTTAGGTTCACTGTAACTTATAAACACTATATCATACATTCAACTTTATCTCTAATTTTTTCTACTACTTCTTTGTGTATTAACGGACCGTCATGTGCGTTGTCTCTTGCTTTATCTGTATTATCAAGTTTTAGAACAGATACCATTTCTTTACTATACTTTGTCATAAAGTCTCCGCCAAAGGTCCAATTAAAAACAGGAACGCCCAATGCATTCCATAAATTAGTTACACTGTTAATATGTAAACTATTTTCATATTCTAACTGGCCGTCTTCTGCTATCCAACGATTAAAATACCAATCACTGTCATAATTAGTTCCTGGTATCCAATTATTAACATTTCTATCTTCTAAACGTAAACTATTTGACTCTAAATATCCAAAACTTTTTCTTGTGGCTTGTGGCCACTGATTAATAACTGCACGTGGTTTTACAAATTTATTTTTTACAAATAACTGTGTGTTAAAATTTACAATATCAGGACCTGTACCTGCTTTTGCTAAATTTAAAATATCTATACCTAATTGTTTGCCTAAAACATTACACCATATTTCGTTTTCATATAATCCAACACCTTCAGTATAACTACAACCAAGAACAAGAATATAATCGTCTAAAGTATCTAATTCACGTGTTCTATAACCTAAACTATTAAATTCGTAAAATAATTTGTCGCGGGTATTAAAGTATTTCCAAGAAGATTTATTATGGTCAGTATAATTTTCAGAATCATCTCCACAATACCATTGTAAAGTTTTACCAGCAACTTCATTAAAATATAATAATGGCTTAGTTTTTATATAATTCATCTCGTATTTCCATAATGTATTACCATATACTTTGGATTCTTTTTAATTTGTCTCCAAGGATCAATAATAATACTATCAGTTGAGTAGTCTAAATACATTTCAGGATGGCACATTAAAACAATGCCTCCTATTGATACTGCACTACTTGGCATTTCACTTGCTAAAGGATCTATATAAATTGCCGAACTTCCTAACTCTTTAATATAATGATCAACAAGAAGTGCATAACTTCCGTCAATATAACTTACACCCGGTTTATATGAAATACCGTTTAATATAATACTGCCGCCAAACTTTTCTTTTGTTTCAACAACAAATTTTGCAAGATTTTTTGCTTGGACTTCTCTTGCTGTCATAATACTATCAAAAATATCATACTGTAAATCTAATTCTTTTGCCATATATCGTAATGCAATATTATCTCTTGGGTGGCAACTTCCGCCATCACCCATTCCTGCTGTCATATAACGATCACTCATAATACGCATTGTTGAATCAGCAAGTGCCTTAGTAACTACATCAACATTAATATTGCCTTGTTTTTGTGCTACGTCTTGCATCATATTAACAAGACTTAGTTTTGTACTAATAAACGTATTGTAAAAAACTTTAATACATTCGCATTCGTCATATGTTCCTATAACATAACGTGGATTGTTTTCCATTATTGTATCGTAAAAATCACGCAACTGTTTTGCATCACCTGTTTCGCTACCATCATCAGTACCAATCATAATCATTTCAGGATTGACCATATCCCAACCTACAGTTCCCATTGCAATTAGATAAGGATTATAAACAAAACGTGTATTAGTTACAAGCGGAACAAATTCTCTACGTGTTGTTCCAGGTAACACAGTTGATATTAAAACAAGCAACTGTTTTTTGTTCATATGTTTGTTTGCTTCTTTTAATACATCAATTACAATAGAATAATCAAAGTCTTTGGGTTCTAAATGACTTGTTGGATGCCTTCCGTCATAGTCTGGATGATGTGGTGTTGGTACTGCAACAAATACAATGTCTGTATCTTTTACACAATCCTTAATAGTTTCTGCTACTTCGATATGTTTACTACTAAAAGAAGAAATGTCATAACCTTTTACCTTATGACCTTTTTTAATAATTTCAGTGGCGCAAGGTTCACCTAATTTACCTACACCAATAAATCCTATTGTACTCATTTCATGTCCTTAACTAATTGTTCGTAGCCGCCAAATTGCAAAATACTGTCAGGTACTTTGCTGATGTCAAACCTAATATTCTTTAGTATATTATAGTTTCTTTCTGCTTTTTCTGCAACCAAATTATACAACTTTTGATAATCTTTATCAAC